ATGCTCCCCCCTTATTTTTGGTAATAAAAAACACTGATCTTTATTAGAGATAAGGGTTGGTAGTGGGTTGTTGGGTGTTAGACTACACTTATAAGATATAGCCTGTTTTTTTATTAAGCATGATTATTAATTTTGAAATTATTATACTTAAAATCAATGTTATTAAAAAACTATAGACAGAATTTACTTGTGCGTACTTAGAAACAATAAACTGTATCAATGGATGGATTAAATATATACCTGTAGAAAACAATGCTATTTCTTTCGACTTACCCATTATATTGATTTTCAAAAATGCAATAAATATTAACGGACAAACTATTATCAAACTATATAGCTGGTCTAAAGATTCACTTTTACTAATAAAATTGTAATTTAAATAAACTTCCAAAAACAAAATAACTAGACTAACAATTACTAAAATAGATATATTGTTAATTTTATCTTTAATATTGTATTTATTAATCCAAAATCCAATCATTAACAAAGGAAAGCATAGAGTTAAGAAATTTCTATGAAAGTAATAGATATTTATAATTTTATCTATAATTCCATCAAAGATATGTAAATTTCCTATATATTGAATACTTGTGCCACTAAGAAACAAGGACAAAGCTAGAAATATTTGTAATTTCAAATTTTTATTCTTAACTAAATAAACTAATACCCCACCTAATAAAAGTCCAGCCAAATACCATAAATGATGAAATCCAAAAAATAAAAACATTACATCCGTTAAGATATTTTTTGTACTACTTAAAGGCTCAAACCAAATAAAACTATAAATAATACTCCAAATCAGGTATAAGATTAGAACTCTCCTCACCCAACTTTTCAAATTTTTTACATAATAGAAATAATAGCCTGTAATAATTAAAAATATTGGAACGCCTACTCTAAACAAACCGTTTACTAAGTAGAAATATAATTCCTCATTTATATCGATGAAAATTTTTCCATGTAATGCAACTATTATTATCGCCAAAAAAATCTTTAATATATCTATAGATAAATTTCTTTCTAACATACCTGTAATACCATCATTATTTTACGCACTTCATATAAGTAAAACCCTCTAATCTTTTAAAATTAGAGAGTTATTAAATTCTATTTGGATGAGTATAGCGACTACTACATGCCAGCACTATAAGTAAGACTTAAAGTTTTATTTGTTGCAGGGGTTCCGTCTGGCTTCCACACCTTTATTAATGATGTGGTTAAACTATTAGATGGATTCACTACTGTGGTATGCAGTAATTCATCAGCGCTCACCACATCACATGTAAAATTTTTAGCTAGTCCAGCTAGCCCATGAGTAATAGCTGCATGCCCATTTGAATCAGAAGTTATGGGGATTGTTTTTGCTATCTGACCTTTTTTGGTTCGACTGAACTTATTTTCTGTCCCAGTATCTAAAATGGTATCTATTTGCCCTCCGATATCGTTGCCACTTCCTGTAATGTCAAGACGGGAACAAATTAAATCGCAGTAGTTATTTGAGCCTGTAATTGAAAATCTTGCAGATGTAGCACCGATCACAATATTGTTAGACCCGCTAATAAGTAAACAAGTCTTTGTTGTGATTTTATCGTTGTCTGTAATTAGAACAATATTATAACTACCCTTGATTTCATTATAACCTGAATTAGGGTTATCTCCCACAACAACTCTAACAATATTGTATTTACCGGATAGATCGATATCATTTACTTTCGAGTCGGTGCTGATAAGGTCGACGAGGTTCGAATTTGTAGCTAATCGTAACCCTGTGGACTTAGTATTTGACGTAGATATGTCAATACGATTTCGCCCTTCAGCTGCATAAGCTCTATTTGCTGTAGCGGGAATTCCAGTCAATGTGCCCGATTTAAAGAACCCGCCAGTCACGGTTTTAACGAGGATAGTCCCCTTTGCTGGCATTGTAGTGCCGACGGCTATAGTGGCAAGCGATTCAGCAACTACACGAACAAGAACACCTGTTACAGTTCCTTGAGTAATCACTGTGCCTGCTGTTGGTACTAATCCTGAACCCGAAGAAAACTCAATAATATAATGCTCATCGTTAGCCACCATTGAGAAGGCATCAACACCAAAACCCGAACTTCCAGTAGTTAAACCAGTCGTATCAATCAAGGCATCTAAACGCGAATGTCCCATAAATCGCAGTCTTACACCTGAATCACCCGCATCTAAAATAGTTAAGGCCTGCATATTCTGCTTGCCGTCAATTGCATAATTATCAGAGCTTACGTTAATTGCGCTGGAATATGAGTTTTCAAAATAGTTGCCAACCAGTGTGTTATATTTGCTACCGATCTGAATATCAATTGCAGACCAACGATCGCGAATATTTGAATCAGCAACAATATTTCCGCGACTAACACCGGCTAAACGTATCCCGCCATTTGCACCACCATTATTAGCTTCGCCAGATGGTACAAGCGTATTATCCCCATTATTATGCGCTGTAATGCCGATGATCTTTGTGTGGCGTCCTTGTATGTTTTGCACAATGAATCGCTTAACTTCCTCAAAAACCTCACCCAAAATCAACGTATCCGTCGAACCATACCCAGGTTTCGCCCAGCCAAAAGCACCTACCGATGGGATTATCCCATTCTCGGTACGGAAATACTTATTAAAAGATAAAACCGCATTTTTAGCGGCGGCTAAGAACACCGCGCCGAAGTCGTCTGCACTAGCCTTCGGCATTTCCCCGAAAGTTAACCCGCTTACCTTGAACCCATCTACTTTCTCGTTGTTTAAATCTTGTGCTGCTGTGCCAACAGCAATAGTGTGCTTATTTGCGCTGTTTTGCTTGACTACGGTATTGCCAGAAATCGTCACAGGTTTATTAATAACAGGTTGATCGAGTATAGAAACATCCGTATCCATCAATAGTTGACTACTCTTAATCCCTTCTAAAAAAGCATTGGTATCATTTGCCCCTCCACCGACTCCTCCCGCATCTTTAAGTGAATATGTTTTTAATGATAGGCTATCGTTAATTTCTTGCTGATTTTTACCATTAGCTGTGGCAATCAAACTAGCAATCCACCCCTTTTCAGCAGCAATATTCGCAATACCTTGAAGTAGGTGTTTGTAGTAATTATCCAGCTGCTGTAGCGAAATGCCCTGCCGACTAATCAAATTCTCAAAATAGGAGTTTCGATTATTATCTTGCTGATTCACATAATTACGCAAGTCAGAAATGATATTGCGGACAAGCTGATCCTTATTATCGATGTAGTCTTTCTGCTCACCGTGCAGCCGATCTACATAAATCTTGAGTAGCATATCTACTACACCAAGCTCCTGTAGTTTCAACCAGATCCAGTCAAAGTCTTTATTTACTGCAGGTGGACGGAATGAGTTGTTATAGGATTGATAGTCAGTGGTTCGGCTAAATGGTGTATTGCGCTGCAAAGTAATCTTTTTACCGGCTGCTGGTGCGGTGGTAAATACCACATTGCCACCAGTTAAGCTCCACGTTGCAATAGGTGGTTCAATTTCATCCACCAAGACAATTAAATGATCTTTATCTTTGCATTCAAACTCCAAAGCAAAGGACGTTGTAACTCCATTCGCAATGTGCTCAATGTATGGTGTTTGCTCAGGTACAGCCATGATTTACCCCTAATCGTTAAAATCTAAGGTGGCTTCTGCAACACCACCGTCTGTTCTCCAATTAGGGCGTTCATTCACTTCATTAGTTCTGTGTATTTTTCCGACACGTTCAGGTTGATCAGTAATTGCACCTGCTGCTGAGTCTAAGTAGTCATCGGGTTGACTTGAAACCGCAGGGTTCCATTCCCGCATTTGCTTAGCAACTGCCGAATCTTCTTCGTCACCATTTACACCAGTCTTAACAAGTACTGATATATGCGCCCATAAAAGCCCGGACATTAATGGCCCCTCAAGAGCATCAAGAATCCGTTTGTTTTTATTCGATGTTGAGGGTCTTTCTTCTACACCACAACGCAACTTTCTCTTCTTCAAAGCAGCCTTGAGTGAAGATCCAGCAAAGCCACCAATACCATTGGTTTCGATCACAATTTTAGGCACATAGTACTTTTCAACTAGATCACAAAGTTGCCAAACTTGCCCCCCAACAATTTCACCATCATCATTGGTAATAATATCGGGACCAGTTAAAGCAATTGATCGATGCCAATACTTCGTACCTAAATCATCATGTAAGAATAGGGCAACAGATGAAATATCAGATTTAAGCTTGCCGCTAGATGGATCCCATTTCGCCGACATACCTACGATACGACGCTCACCTAGCATCATGAAATATTGACCATTCGCACGTCTCAACACTGGCTCACAGTCATAAGCAAGGATTTTGTCAGGATCAAGACGAACATCACCAATTGGCTTGGCATGCATCTGATACTGTGAATCCCATTCATTTAGGGTTTTACATTCTTCACGGCGGAACTCCATTTCTTCAGGCGTAAAGCGTTCTTCCCAAATACCCTTAGAATAAAAATCAACAATGTAATTAGATTCTAAAAACGTTACTTCCCAAGCATTCTTTAATTTTCTACATTCGTAGTTTTCACCCTTTCTTAGATATTTCGCACCTACACCAATACCTGAGAATGCATGTATCGGTTCAAAGTCGAGTAATACCTTTTGACCTTTGACGCTGTCCTCAACACGTTTTTCATTTTCAAACATTTTAAGAATGAGCTTACTGACTTTTCGCTGCTTCTTGATTTTTTCATAGAGTGAATCATGGGTGTGCGGTGTACCTATCCAAAGCCGTTTTGCACCTGGGATAGCAATGTGCGTTTGTTCAGATAGCTTTTTAGGTAGCTTTTCCCGTTGCTCAGGGTTTGCCGTGGTCTGTGGTGTCTCAACGTCATCGTTTTGGATAAAGTGCGCACGATGCCCTGTAACACCTGACAAGATGCCTTTTGCCAGCATAGTGCCGTAACGAACGTCTGGTGTGCCTTCTACAAACCAACGTTCAATTTCACCTTGGCGAATAGCCACATTAGGATTACCAGTACATAAAGGATGTCTCTCAAGAACATCACGTGTACCTTTTGAACACTTATAAGCATCCGCATCCGTAGTGCCTTGATGCAAGATTTGAGTGCTAGGCCAGCAGTAAATCACCCACGCATTAAACACGTCCAATATGGACGATTTGGAGTGTCCACGCGGAAGCATGAGCAAGCCTGTACGCCCATTGAGATAAAACTCTTCTAGGAAAATACAGACTTGAATATGGAAAATAGGAACTTTCCAACCCTGTAGCTCAGCCCAAAGTAGAAAGAACGCTAAAAAGCTGATCTTCGGTTTAGTCATTAGCTCATACGCTGTTTGGCTTTAGCTGCTGCTTCTTCTGCTTTCTTAATTAGCTGCTGTTCGTATTTTTCCTGTGTTGCTTGAGTTGCGCTGATTGGTGGAATTTTTCCTGATTTAATGTCTAGAATTCGCTGAAGCGTAGCCATGACACCCGCCTGATCCTTAACGATCTTATACATAAACCCCTTATTCCCGCGCTCCTGATTTGAGTCAAGACCAATACCTATTGCCATGACAGCAGTTTTCACCATGTCATCTGCTATTTCCTCAGAAAGCAGTTTGATTCGCTCTACTTGATCATCACGCATAAAAAATCCCCCTATATAAGTGATATATACAGGGGGATAAGTTGTGGTTTGTTGGGTAAGTTGGTTACTGAACAACTTTATCAAAATCAGGTGCTTGAATATCACCCAAATCATCACCCCAAAAGCGCGTACGATCATGTTCACGCTCAGCTTTTCGTAAAAGCTTTTCTCGATAACCGGGTGCAATCATATCTTGCATTTCATCAAAAATCATTCGATTAGTTGCAGC